TTATGTGGTTGCGGCACCGGATTCTCAGTACAAAAACACCATATAGAGAAACTTCATTATTTTACCTCACGCAAGGATGTTAAAAAAGTTTATACAATAGAAGATAGTATCGAAGGGTGGGCAGACGCTCTTGGTGTTTTAATTAGTAGCTATCTTGGTGGTGGAGATTTCCCTCAGTACAGTGGCTGCGATGTAATATTTGATTATTCTCTAATTCGTCCAGAGGGCTCTCCATTACGCTCGTCCTCTGGGAAAGCCCCTGGTCCTAAGCCACTTAAAAATGGTCTCGAAAAAATAAGAATAGTATTAGACAGATGCTTACAAGAAAATCGAAATAAGTTACGACCTATTGATGCGTATGATGTTATTATGCACGCATCGGATGCTGTTTTGAGTGGCGGCGTTAGACGTTCTGCTACCATTTGTTTATTTTCTCCTGATGATACGGAGATGGCAAAAGCAAAAACAGGCGATTGGTTTGTAGAGAATCCCCAACGATCTAGATCGAATAATTCTGCCTTACTAGTTCGACATCAAACAAGTTGGGAACAATTTTCTGAATTGATGGAATGTGTAAAACAATTTGGTGAGCCTGGTTTTATTTTCTCTGATAATACCGAATGCCTTTTCAACCCCTGTGCCGAAATATCGCTCTATGCCTACGATGACGACGGTAATTCCGGATGGCAAATGTGTAATCTTACGGAGATTAATGGCAAGAAAATTAAAAATGAAAATGATTTTGAGACAGCCGCACGAGCCGCCGCTATTATTGGTACATGTCAAGCTGGCTACGACGAATTTGATTATCTAGGGGAAGTAACCGAACGCATCGTCAAAAGAGAAGCTTTACTAGGTGTATCAATTACTGGTATGATGGATTCTCCGAAGATTTTATTTGACCCAGAACTACAACGCAAAATGGCTACATTAGTTTTGGATGTCAATAAAATAATCGCTGATAAAATCGGTATTAACTTATGTTCCAGGGCTACTACAATTAAACCCGCTGGAACTACGAGTTGTATCTTGGGAACAGCAAGTGGTATTCATCCTCATCATGCCAGGAGATATATCCGCCGCGCTCAGGGTAATTGGATGGAAGCTCCATTACAATATTTCAAGAAAATTAATTCTATTGCTGTTGAAAAAAGTGTCTGGTCTGCTAACGGAACTGATGAAGTTGTTTCTTTTTGTATTGAAGTTCCTGAAAGTGGACGAGTTAAAAATGATTTAAGCGCTATTGAACTACTTAAACAAGTGAAATTGACTCGCCAGAACTGGATTGAATTTGGTACTAGGGCAGACTATTGTGTGCAGCCCTGGTTAAGACATAATGTAAGTAATACATGCTTGGTTAGACCAGCAGAATGGGAGGATGTTGCTGATTATATATTTGATAACAAAGAATATTTTGCAGGGATTAGTTTGCTCCCCGAAAGTGGAGACAAAGTTTATGCTCAGGCACCCTTCACAGCTATTCATACACCTAAAGAAATTGTAGAAAAATATGGCGTTGGAGCATTGATGGCTTCTGGACTGATAGTAGATGGTTTATATGCTTTCAACAATAATCTATGGGAAGCCTGCGATATTACTCTCGGTATCATCCCATTAAAGGAATCTGAGAAGGACGAACGCTTTGAGATTAAGTTGGATTGGATCAGAAGAGTGAAACAATTTGCCAACCGGTATATCAACGGGGATTTGGAACAAACTACTTACTTATTGAAGGATGTCAATAACTGGAAATTATGGTGTGATCTTAACAGAGAATATAAGGAGGTTGATTATTCTTTGATGGTCGAAGAATCGGATGTAACTAATTTTGTGACTGAATCAGCGTGTAGCGGCGGGGTTTGTTCATTGAGCTATGCGTAGAAGGACAAAATGAATAAAAAGCATGAACCAAATAATCCGGAATGGATAAATTGGATGGTAAATGAATTAAAAAATATTTATCAGATAGAAAAAAGACCTCCAACAACTTCTATGTTAAGTGAACTTGGTCGCGGCGATATCTTAGGAGGCATTCGTAAATCTTTAAGAGAAACCTCGCACGACCTGGTTTACTATCTAAATCTTGCTGGTATCAATATAGAAGGTAGATATTCAAGAATATGGACATGGAACAAATTAAGCACTGAGATTGAAAAAATATCAGTGATTAAAAATGGTTTTCCAAGGTTGGAAATGATAAAAGAAGAATTGGGAAGCGGTGCAGAAAAAGCAATTCGTAAACTCGGAGGCATAAGGGCGGTTTGCGATAGGATGGGATATAAGTACAATAGATTGATGCAGGCAAGAGATGGACATTTACTGAGAAGTGTTAGCGAATATATATTTGATGAGTTTTTGTATTCTTGCGGAATACCTCACGAAGTTGATGGTAAGATAAGCGATGAAAGACAATATAGATACGATTTCAAAGTAGGTAATATATATTTTGAAATCTGGGGCTATCCCGAAAGATTCAGTTCTTATATACTTAAAAAAGAAATCAAAACTCAATTATATCAAAAACTAAAATTAAAACTTGTATCCATAGAAGCAGAGGAAGTGTTTTCGCAAAGTTTGTGTTTTGTAGAACAGTATCTGAAGGATCTATTGGATAGTCTGAATCTCAATACAAATTATGTTATTCCATTTAATATAGATGATTTATATGCAAAGTGTGGGGCTGTCACTAAAGAATACGTTGTTGCTTCCATTATTGATATTATAGCTAATACCGGTAATTTCCCGACAGAAACATATCTCAGGAAAATTGGCAACCATCGATTGATTCATTTAATTGGAAAATATTACGGTGGATTCCGTAATTTAAGAAAAGAATTTAATATTCCTCAGGCACAAAGAGAAAACGGTTGGGCAACAGTAGAGAATGTTAAAGAAGAAATCCTAGAAATTATGAAAGATACCGGTGGAGTTTTCCCCAGCTATAATTACCTATTGAAAAACGATAAATCTTATTTATCTAGGGCAATTAGCCGATTAGGCGGCTTCAATAAATTCAAAAAATTGTTAAATGTTCCTCTCGATAAACATTCGATTGTCTATGACCAAGAGGTTGTAAATAAAGCGATTGATTTACACAATCGTGGTATGAGCCAACGAAAAATCTCAAAAATAGTGAAGGCAAATCCTGTAACAATTAGAAGATGGATCAAAAAAGCAAATGTGTAAATATGTGATTGTTTGTGGAGGATGCATATCTTCGGTTGGTAAGGGGCTTGTTGCGTCGAGTTTAGCGTTGCTGATGAAATTACGTGGACATAAAGTCCAGATAATGAAGTTAGATCCCTACTATAACGTGGATTGTGGTACCATTGGGCCAAACGCTCATGGCGAGGCATTTGTTTTAGGCGGCTCTGAACCTATTGAGTGCGATACAGACCTCGGTACCTACGAAAGAATTACTGGTATTGAAATGTGCAAGAAAAACATCTATACTAGTGGAACTTTATATAAAGAACTAATTGAAGAGCAAGAAGCCGGCAAATACCTTGGAGAAACGATTACCGTTGTCCAACATGTAACGCAAAAAATTAGAGATAGAATTGAGGAATTAGGCAAAGACAATGAAATTGTATTTTGCGAGATAGGAGGCACTTGTGCCGACGACGAATCTAGTTCTTTCTATATAGCAGCCCGTCAGTTAAAACAGAAGTACAAACATGATTGTCTAATCATTTTTGTAAGTCCTATATTGTATTTTGAGAATATCAAGGAGTTCAAAACCAAACCTTTACAAAGAAGTATTGCTGATTTGAGGTCATATGGACTCAACCCAGATATATTAGTTTGCAGGTCAGATAGACAAATTCCGAACTATATCTTTCAAAAAGTGTCTCAGTTAAACTTTATTCCAGAAGAAGATATTGTTTTGGCTCCCGACGTTGACTCGATTTACAAGATTCCAATTAATTTTTACAAATCTAATCTAGATGATTTGTTGGCTGATAAATTGAATATGGGTCGTAAATCATGTAGGATTCATAATTATAGGGCCATCGTAGAAAAAATTGATAGTATCAACGCAGTTATTAAAATTGGTATTGTTCATAAGTATGACGCTGCTGACGCTTATTCTTCAATAAAAGAAGCTCTGGTGCATGCCGGTATAGCGAATGATGTAAAAATAGAAATTTGTTGGATTAGTGCCGAAGATTTAGAAAAGGGTAATCCAATGCCTGATTCTATACATGGAGTTATAATTCCGGGAGGATTCGGCGAAAGAGCCGTTTCGGGTAAAGTCAAAGCGATTCGTTATGCCAGAGAAAAAAAGATTCCTCTTTTAGGTATATGTTTGGGTCTCCAGTCGATGGTAATAGAAGTTGCTAGAAACATATGTAAGCTAGAAAACGCCAACAGTGTAGAGTTTGATAAGAAAACTCCATACCCAGTAGTGTCCTTTGTAGAGGGGCAAGAAAAATTAACTACCAAATCGGCAAACATGAGATTGGGTGCGTATGATTGCGAGCTAACTAAAGGGAGCTTAGCTAATGAGTTATATGGTAAACGTAATATTAGCGAACGGCATAGGCATAGATACGAAGTTTCAAGTGAATATATTGAAAAAATGAACGAAAAAGGATTCAGAGTTTCTGGGCGTAACCCACAATCAAACCTCGTGGAAGTTATGGAACTAGATAAAGAATTACATCCGTTCTTTATCGGCACGCAATTTCACCCGGAGTTTACTTCGAACTTATTATCTCCGAGTCCTTTGTTTGTTGGTCTTGTAGATGCTGCTATGAACAATAAAGAAATGTCTCAAATAAACAACCAGACATAACTATTTCTTTACCACCTTCTTCTTATCGTTATGAACTTTATGTATCTCGTGAACTATAATTATATCAGAAAACATAGTTGAATTAGGTATAAGAATCTGGTCTGTTGCTGCAAACTTTTTCCCCGTCCCGCCAGATACGTCCTTTACTTGGATAAGACATGTATATCTTAAATCTACCCTTTGGACTTTACCTTGATAATCCCCTACCGTAAGAGTATCTCCTATATCAAATGGTTGATATATAAGAATCATTATACCAGATACAAAATTGGATACTATGTCTTTTAATGCTAAACCTAAACCAAATCCCAATAAACCAAGGCTCGTAATAATCGCAGATACATTTAATCCAAATAAGGTAAGAGCAATTAGGAATCCTACGGTCCATATTGCAGTTTTAAGGCTGCCGTCTAAAATAAATCTGATTTTGTTCATTTGCGGGAGTAGAGCATCTAAAATCTTAGAGATGTACATCCCGATTATCACGGTGAAAATGATTACTATCGTTCCGCTCAAATAACCGACCCAATGATTTATAAGATACTTTAATATTTGGGCTACTATCATAAATATAATGGAGTGTCATAATATGAGTGATTTTAAGTATTTTCTTTTGAACGAGGAAACTTCCTACTTTTCGCATAAAGTATCTAATATTTTAACCGCATTGCACGATTTAAAGGGTGATATGAAACACTTGGGTTCTCGCCAATTAAACAGAATGGCAGAAGCTGTTGTAAATCAGATTAGGAAAATACTCCACAGTCATTGGTCGGATAAGCAATTTAACCATCTTAAAAAACTGCAACAAGTTGGTGTTGGCATTATGAAAGCTATTGAAGAAAAAGGCGATGTTAAGGCTACTATCCTTGGGGCTATCGAATCCCTAGAGGGAATGACCGGAAAGATGAAGGAGCCGGTTTCTGATATTGACATGGGAGGAGAACCTGCTAAGCTGGCTAAGGGCAAACCAGAACAGCCTAAGCAACCGCAAGTTGATCCGATGCAACAACAGATGCAACAGTATCAACCCGGCGTAATGCCAGGGGGATTCTAATGCAGGGATTTAAGCAGTGGTTAGAGGGGAGTTTCGCTACCGACGATAAGACATCCGAACAGCCCGGAATAGCTGTGCGAGGGGGCACAATAGGGCATATGAAGATTAAAAATCCACCTAACGGTGTGCCTACTCCAAGCAACAGTTCTCCGTTTGCTTTAAGAGATAGGATAGTTAAAAAAGGTAATGTTGATCCTAACGCTGTTCCTAATGTTGCTCCCGTGGGTAAAAATCAGGGGATCAGACGTTGACATTAAGCGTGTTTTGTGGTAAAAAGGACGAAACGGATCATTTTCTGTTTTACATTTGGTCTACTGTGAAGTTTTGAGAGGAAAAATCAGTGTGTGGAATCGCTGGACTGATAGGCGAATCTCTTAATCCTACGATTAGTTATCGGTTAATATCGCAGATTCTCTCTAGGTTAGAGATTAGGGGCTCTGATGCCACTGGTATTTGGGGCACCCAGGCTGGAAAACTGCCACCAAGCGGACAAGCTGCTATCATCTATCATAAGGCCCCAATTAGATCTAGTGATTTCGTAAAGTACGATAATATGTGGAAAAAGGTTAGGAAATTCAATCCTAATCTACTTCTTATGCACGCGCGTTCTGCTACCCCTGGCAGTGGTCAACCAAGTATAAATAAGAATAATCATCCTTTTGTTAATGGCAACAAAACTTTAAGTCTAGTCCATAATGGGAAAGTGCCAGAACACAGTTATCTTAAAAAGAAGTATACTATGATCTCTCAATGTGATTCAGAGATCATGCTTCGTATAATTCAAGCTGAAGGCGAGCCCTTTAGTCGTATCAGTGATAAGTTTGATACTAACCTTACCGAACATCAAAAGATTCGTATTGGTGGTATCAGTAAGGTTTGGAGTTTAGCTGGTACGGCTCATATGGCGGTTGCTTTAGGTGAAACATTCGAAGACGGTACAAGACATCTTTGGTTATGGAGGAACGAATATCGTCCCTTATGGCTAGCTGATATGCGAGACACTTTAGGACAAATCTTTTTCTTTTCCGATCCCATTATATGGTGGGATGCCTTAAGAGATTGTAAAGAAGCCCAGGAGGTTTTAACTTCTAAGCAAAAACTTATTGAGGTTCATACGGAAAAGATATTCTTCCTAGCGATTGACGAGGAGAATCCGAGTGTTAATACAAATAAAAAACAATATGGCCTTTTTAATATAGACTGCGACGTAACTCATACTCGCGAGGAAAAAGATATAGAGACCGGTACTATCGTTGAAGATAAGAAAATTCCAGTCAACTTAATATGTGGGTTGGATAAAAATGAGGAGCCTAAAGAAACTATCAAGAAAGGTAATATTATTGTAAATTCTTCCACTTCGTCGTTATCGTCAGGTGGATTTCCTGAGACGGGACATCATAATGATCCACATCGAAGTGGTAAGTGGGGGGAAGGATATGGGCCGGCAGCAGCCCAATATAATGATTCGATTAAGAATAGGAAAAAGTCAACAAAACCTACGTTAGGGGGGAGTGAACTCTTGAAAAAGATCCACACGCTTTGTGAAACTATAAAAGAACATATAAAGGCAATTGATGTAAGTTCTAAAAACCAATATGAAACTAATCAAACTTCGGATGACGATTTGTCCGACCTTGTAACGGCTCTTGAAACCGTCGAATCTGAGGCTAGAACTGCCAGAGTATTACTTGAGGGAAACTCTTAATCCCTTTGTTGCCCGGCATTATCTTATTAAAAAAGATGATGTTGCAAGATAAGGTGACAAAGGGGACTACCAGAGTATGCGATCAGGAATCGGAAGCCCATGCATCATAGCTTCCTCCACTGTTTTCTGTATTAAGAATGTCTGTCGCCTTTCTGCTTCTTGATAGCCATCTATAACTCCTTGTTTATACGATACTAACATTAAAGTGATTGTAATCAGGAAGGTTATCGTAAATATTAGTTTAGATTTTATAGAAGAACTCATCCGGCAGTATTTCCAGTAGGTGCTTTAAGGACACACACATCCAGTTCCCATAAGACATCCTAGATGGGAACTTAGATATATATGGCTTTAAGTCTTTAATAGTAAGAAATACCAACCAGGGTTTCCTGTTACGTTTCCAGCATAACATTGGTTTCTTATTACAATCTTTGGCTTGTGCGGACAGATGTTTAAGAAATTCGTTTAAGGTTTTATTGCTACTTTCTAACAGATTGCCTACATCTATCTTATCATCGTAACCATTTTTAATTTCTAGACAAAATAGAAAATTGTTAGGTCCGCATAAATCAGCAGTAAAAGTTTCTTTTGCGTACTGCGGAATATCTACGGTTCCCCATCGGTTTCCAGAACCTACGGTTCTTATGAATGATTCGCCAAATCTTTCGGTAAAGATTTTACAAGCTTCTAACTCGCCTCTTTTACCTTTTCTGCCCCCTTTAATCTTTTTTGACTTAGGGCTAAGGTCTTCGGTATCGTAATCGTCGTAGTTAATCATATCTTAAATGAGTGATTTTTCCTCAAAAGTTGTCTGCAAGCCGAGAAAAGTGTTGATTTTTGTGGAAAAGATGCTACGTTAATATCGTGGCGCGGCAAGGGGCCGTGCAAGAGAAGAAGAAGAGAAAGAAGAAGAAGAGGTGAAACATGTCTTATACAGACAAGTTGTCGGCTGTTCGTGAATTGTTGGAAAAGCATAACGAGCAAATACCGCCTAATCCACTCGCTGTCGCTGAAGATGCGTCGGAATACGCGAAGAACTGCCTGCCAAAAGAAGGCCCTGGTCACGTAGATATTGACCAATTTATTGCTAATGTTAAAAGTGTTGGCGGTACTACTGAGGAGTTGCTAAAAAGCTTCAAGTATGAAGAAGTCGCTGACTGCTTACCAGAAGTAAATGGTAAGAAGATGATAGTTTTGGCTAAGGCTATTTCCGGTATATTCCGAGATAAGGACACAGGTTTAGAGTTTTGTCCTCACTGCGGACACCTCCTTAACCATCTCGCTAAATTGTGTTCATCCTGCGGTAAAGCTGTTGATACCGGTGAACAACTCGGTAAAGATCGGACACAACCAGGAAGATGGGATGCTGGAAGTCGGGACTCTTGTAGAGCCGCCTCGCGTTATCATAATTATGCTGGCGATATAGCCGATCATGGCGGCTATGTATCCGATAAGTATGCCAAGAGGATGGGATATCGAGAATTAGTTGAACATTATAATCCCAAAGAAGCTGACTCTGCTGTTACTAAGCGGTTGAAAGATATTGCTGGCGTACAAAACTTTATCGTTTTTGATGGCGATAAAGTAAACGTTGAGGAAACATTTAAGTTGCTCCTTGAATTAAATGATGGCTACCCTCAGCGCCCTCAAATCCAAGTTGGCGGCGTCTGGAAGAAAGTGCATCCTATTGGATATCGTCCGGATAATCTTGCTGACGAAAATCCAATTTATCACGGATTGGCTCTACGTTCTGATGGAACATGCGACCATACCCAACGTTCATGGGCAGGGATAGGTCTTCGTACTCGTCAGTTAGTGTATCTCGCTGTTAAAAGCGGGGAAATACAAGTTAATGTAGATTCGGTACATAATCTACTGGATATGTTGGAATTGCCAGACGGAGAGAAGCAACTTGAACGGCGTTGTCCGAAGGCTTGTATCAAATACTCTGAACTAGCTGATTTGGGCACCTTACCTGCTCTTAAAGTTTCTAAACGGCCTGCTGAAAGTACTTCAGTAGGAAAAGGGCCACTTGATGACCCTAAGAAGGTAGAGTGGTATGTCGGAACGCCTAATAGACACCATTGTAAACTGTGATTGCACAAAACAACTGAAAGAAAAGGAAAAAAAATGACAGAACAGAAACAAATTACTGATCGTGAATGGGTAGAGAAAAACACGCCTCGTTTGCCAGAAGGAGGACTCGATCCATCTTCATTCCGTAAATCCGGCAAAAAGAGAACTATCGTAGTTCCGGTTGTAGATAAATCTGGCTCTATGAGAAAAGTCAGAGAAGCTACTGTTACAGGACTTAATGAGCAAATACAACAAATGGTATTGAATGCCAAGGATGACCCAGATAATGAATATCTGTTTTGCTCCGTATCCTTTAATGCCGATGTATTTGAGCATAGCTGGCTTGCTCCTATTAGCGAACTAAAAGAAGCGGCACTTGAAGATTATGTACCCGAAGGTGGTACGGCGTTGCTCGACGCTCATGGATATGTTGTTGATAAATTACTGCGAACCATTGGTCCAGATGATGCTGTCCTCGTGGTACTATTTACCGATGGAGAAGAACGCGACAGTAAAGAATATGTATCGAAGGGTAAGAGCAACCTTTATGAGAAAGCTACCCCTGTTCGCGAATTGACCAAGAAACTCGGTATTGGCCAGCCAGGATGTAGGTGGACTATTACCATTATGGGACAGGGAGAACGTTATATTCGTCAGTATGCCCAAGCAACTGGATTAGAAGAAGCTAATTGTGCTATATGGGATGCAAGTGATGCAGAATCAACCAGTTTTGCATTCGCAAATGCAAGAAGTAGCTTAAAGCGTTATGGGGAAGTCAGAGCCGCAGGAGCTACTTGTTCTACAAACTATCATAACGCTGCTGGTGGTGCTCTTGCTAACTTCGTACCGAAGGACAACGATTTAGCTTCAATCATTGGCAAATCTGCTCCTGTGAAATCTGCCACTTCGGTAAAATCAGGTAGTTGGCTAACTAACGCAAAAATAGTGAGTAATAAAACAGAAAAGCCAGTAAAAGATGGATTTCTGGCTAACTCCAATCGAGTCAATCTCAAGAACAGGAATGTGTAATGCACCCTTATAAAAGTTCCAACAATCAGTTTGTTCCTGGTAAGCTTGCAGTTGGATTTAAGGACGGAACTACTGCCGAGCAAGCCAAAAGTACTGTAGAAAACACCAACGGATGTTCTATGGAGAGCTATATGCCAATTGGGAGAACAGCACTTGTTGATGTTCCAGTTGGGTCTGAAGTGGCAATCGCGGATTTATTTAGAGCAAATAAATTGGTAGATTGGGTCGAACAACGACGCGAAATTGTCTTGCATTAAAAAGGAATGTGTGATGTGCCGCTCAAGATGGCGTGCGCTTATAGTCCTTCCAGATTGATTAGTTATCAATCTCCATACGCTCGAAGCCAATAACAACTTCGTGGTACATTTCGGCGCCGTTAAGCATTCCTTTTTGCAGTTTACAACTATGTCCTTGAACTAATAAACCACCGAACCGGATAGCGGGAGGATATGGGACTTTACCAGTTTTCGGACGAAATACTATTTGGTCTTTCCCTTTCAAGTCCGGATGTGTTTTAGCTCTATCAAAAATATCTTTAATAGCCATCAAAAATCTTAGACCATTAAGTTTATCATCTTCTAATAATCCCAAAGTAACTGTTCTATTGAACATATCGTATTCTACAGAAATTACAAGTTTGCCAGCATCGGGACTATTAAGTGGTTCTAACTCAAAATCTGTAATGGTCTGTACATCGTGCAACTTGGTATCGACCATATAGGATGATGGAACCCAAGGCGACGGTTCTTTAATATTTCTCTTTGCTTTTTCTGTTTTCTTTTTCATATGTTTTCCTTACTCGAACACTTGAAATTGCATTTTGTCACTGACGTAGCAATTATCGCCGAACTCTAACTTAAACCACACATTATACATTCCGCATTCCATATCCAAAGCACACATATCTAAGTGATAATATCCGTGTAGTTTTTCCCTAAATTGCACGCAATCCCCATCTACAATCAGTCGTAAATCTTCTTCTTGTGGCACACATACACCGCAGAAAAACTCTATATAGATTTTAAGATCACCAGCAATTGCTATATTTTCATAATACCTAGCTAAATCACTGGCAGTAGGAACATTTGGTGTTACTTCTGCTATGAGCCATTGTTTAGAACCTTTACGTAATCTGTTGGGCCTAAAAGTGAAGTTAAAATCATAGACAATTGGCACGCTTGATGCATACCATAATCTAGGATAAACTTGAAAGTAGTTATCTATATTTGCTGGAGGTTCATTCGTCTCAAATGTTACATTCCATCTATCTGTATAGTGTCCTATGGCAAAGCAAGTTGGGTCGATATAAACGGTAGTATTATAGTGTCCAACACAATCTGATACCACATTTGATCCATCTACGGTTGTTATCAACCTCAAACCTAGTGGGTTTTCTTCCGATCTTAAAGTTTCATCGTGAAAGTATATTGATACACTATTGACGCTTAGAACGCTGGCTGGATTGTTAGAATTATACGTGAAAAGACGTAAAATTACATTGTCATTTTCAGTGGGATTTTGATATCTTTCAGTCGTTTTATCTGCCATTTATTTAACTTTTTTGACTTTGTTTTGTCGGAAATTGTCTATAGCCTTTTTGACTATATTTTTAATTTCTTTCTTTCTAGTAACTTTCAACCAATAATTGCTCATCATTCTCTTTCTATTTTGCTTTTGATCTCTTTTCTATTTCCTCGTTTTCTTTTTTCCTTTGCGAAATAAGTCTATCGATCATCCAACTTCGCTCAATTGGAGTTTGTAGCCAAAAGTCAGCTAAGTTCATTCCGTGGAAATGATAGAAGAAAAAGAATTTTTCTTCGGACAATCGCCGCCATAATTGCGTACAGGCCCAGTCAATAGGGTCCATTTCATTTCCTAATTCATCTACTCTGTTCTCTCCTTTTGGCGGCGTGGGAAGAAAAAATTGCTTTCTAGTGGCAATTCTTGTTCGTATTCTTCCAAGCACGACGGACATATACATGGTACTTTTGTATTTACACCGAACGGCGGATCAATTATAGTATTTCTTAGGTGATTTAGGTCTAACGACGGTAATTGTTTAAGTAATGTCTTAATTTCTCTGTGCTCTGTAATATTATCTACTGATTTTAATAACTGGGCTAATCTTTCGTGAATTGAATCGTCATTCGCTTCACCAAAGAACTTGATTTTTTGGTCGCGATATTTGTTGATAGCTTCGTCGTCCAAACCAGTTGATAATTTATATGTGAAGTGCAAACCGGTACTTGGGAGATCGCCTTCCAAACTATCTTCGGTGAGAGTTTCAGGACAAAGTTGAACTTCCAAGTTTAAGTTAATAACAGTTGCATATCTTGTGTCGCAGTTTGGGCATTTAATTTCAACTTCATAATCTGTTCCATATGAAGAACCCCGTAGGAAAATCAACAGGAAGTTTCTATCTACTGTAAGTAATTTGGCGGGATCTATTGGTTCTTCGATACACTTTTTAAGAATCATATCGACCGCTTTGCCGCCTTTTGCCCATCGCGGTGTGGCAAGAATTTCTTCTTCTGCTCCGGTCATAGGTCGCAAGTGTACTATTCCGCTACTTGGGCCATTAGTATCATCGTAAAAAAGCCCCCGAGAAGGCAACATTAGTTCGTCGTAATTAAACGTAATTTGTTTAATTTTAGCGAGTATATTCCTCAAATCATCACTAGTTTTTAGCATACCTTGGTCGCGAGCCATTCTCATCGGATCAGAGCTTCTTTCTGTTGCTCTGCGTTGCGGCTGTTGCATCTGCGAAGGTTTGCCTTGTATTCTTTGTTGTTGTTGTAATATTTCAGCAAAAACCGGGTCCATTGGGCCATTAATATCTAACCCCCCTTGTGCTGGCACTTGGGGCACTGCTGCTAATCCCTCGCCTCTTGCCTCTACTTCTTCGCGACTACCTTGGGCGGCAGCCCTAATTTGAGCATTCTTCTCCAATATATTCATTGGACTTTCCGCGTTTAAATCAATTTTTCTGGGTTTATATTCTGTCATTTTATTGAACCTCTGCTATAATAAAGTGTGGTAGATTTGAATTTTTCAAATGTAGAAAGTGTAATTTTTTATAATAAAAATGTAAAAGATCAATTACCCCACAGATTGTTGAAACATTATCATTTGTGGACAGTCGGAAAAAGAAATCCTATGTTGCGTTCTATGGCTAGAAAGGCAATTTTAGATTTTCTCAATAACATAACTGATGATGATTTACAAGTAATTGAAAATGTCCTAGGGGAGGAAATTAACTTAACTAAGTTAGATTATAGTTCTGTTAAAAACCTTGCCGTACCTATATCTGACGATGTAGGTTCGGCTCTCTGTGATATAAAAGAAAACTTTTACTTTTCTACATTTCGCGATTGCGATAACTTATATATCACATTCTGGCGTTAATTTTTGGAGATAATATGTTAAAAGGTATAGTAATTTTTTATATAAATGTTAATTCTGATATGGTTGACAAGGGAGTCACTCATGAGTCCCTCATAGAAACAGCCAGGACTACTAACAAGACCCAGATTGAAGCCGTTAAGAGTAGTGGATGGGATGTAGTTTTCATCCCCTGTGTCAATGAAGCTAATCGTGTTGAAAAGATAAGTTTTGAGGTATAATTTATGGAAGTTCTATTTTTGATAGTTTTATTTGCTCTAAGTGTCATTGGTATGACTAATATCGTAGTCAATTCTTCATTATTCAAGCCAATAAGAGAGTTCTTTAAGGATTGGACTTATATTTACGATTTACTCACTTGCTCAACATGCTCTGGATTCTGGGTAGGGCTACTTTGCGGGTATATACTATTCAATCTTTCTTGGGCTACGATTTTTCTCCTGGGATGTGCTGGTAGTTTTCTGGCGACAGTTGGGGACTTATGGTTGGATAAACTAGAAGGAAGTATAGTTCATTATTTTGATGATGAAGCCGATGATGAGAAGTTAGATGAGGACAACGAGGCCATGACATAGATGGGGATTAAAATATATAGGATATATTGCGAGATTTGCGGATACAATCGGGTTACAGATGGTTCGCAAATTGAAGACCACAAATTGAAAGAAGTGCCAAGAGTAAAAATACAGCGTAATATTCCTGTATTGGACGAACAAAATAAAACAATTCCGTCAGAGTTTTGCCATTTGCCTAAGATTTACAAATGTCCCAAATGTGGAAGAGGAATGAGAATTAAAAAGATATGATGAAAGCTATAAGAGAAATAGACGTAAAGCACGCACTTAAAGATGAGCGATTCCGCAAATCTTTGCCAGAAAGTCTACAGGAAGGAGCAAAGAAGTTTGTAGAGAATCCCGGTTGCGGACATTGCCACAATAAATATATAAGACAAGTTCTTAAAGAGGCAAAAAAGCAAATAGCTGAATATTTCCCAAATAGAGAAATCAGTGATCCAGATGAGGAATTGGAAGCCCTGGCCAAAAATAACTGGCAAGTTATAAACTGCACGATAGATGAATTAGAAGGTCATTTACAAAAGATTCCAAAGGGCAGGGTACAATTAGATGTAGCTAGATGGGAAAATATGGTCACAGTCGTAGTGAATCACTTGGAGATATTGTTCTGAGATATATCTACCTCTTCTCTAATCTTTATATACTCAGCACTATCAACAGGAACACTATCATCCACTAGTTCTGTGATTTCTCCGTAATAATTTACCTTATAGATACTATAAATCCTATCTCCATCTGTTATTCTCCTTAGTTTTCTCATGTATTGATAAGCATCGACAATTGATAAGAATACGTGAAATCCCGGCTTATAAGATTCCGAAAGAAAAGTGCCACAAGTGGTATCCATGTTCTCGCCGAAGACTTTACCCCAGAAACCAAAGAACCTTTCCGAAGGTCGCTGATGATAACGATTTGATCGTAATTTACTCTTAGCAAGTGAATTTAAGTGCAAAAGTTTTATTACCGCCTCTTGTTCGCAGGCGGCATGATAAACGCCATTTTTAACCATTGATATTTCAAACCAGCGATCTCCTTTAGCCTGCTTATGTTTAACCATTGGTGTTCTTAAAAGTTCACTACCTGTTAATATGCGTATAGTATCGGTATCATCTTTTATAATCTCAAATACCTTAAACCCTATCCTAGGGGCAAAGCTACTTACATGTTCTGAATGTATTTTATAACGCATAAGATTGGTGTTATTGAAGCTTTTATCCACTTACACCCTCCTCTATCGTAATAGTATCATATTAAGCGTCGTCTGTCAATGGTAAAATAAAATGGTTGTTCTCGGTTAATTTTAAGCAGGATTTAATCATATTTTGAGGATATTCTTCATATTTTGATACTATCATCGGCCATTTGTCATTCCTAAGTCTTCTACTTCCCAACAGTAAAGCGTTTTGGTAAAAGTCAATGGCTTTATTATAATCATTTAATTCGTAGTAGATATCTCCCAGTAAGCACCAAAACTCAGCCATACATATATTGATTGATAAACATTGTATTAAGTTTTGGATAGCTGATTTGTAATCCTTGTTAACTGTGAAAGAAACTAAAGCGTAATAATATTTGTTCATAGTCCCAGATATACTGATGCTAGGATTCATTCTCATGTATTGCGATGATGTAGTTAGAAAGTCTTTATATTTTCCTTGTTGTAGAAGACTGATAGCTTGATAATAAAGAGGCTTTGGATTTAAGGGTTCTTTCGCTCTCCACTCATAGACCAGATTGGGGTCGTATCTAAAATTGGTAGAACTAGAACCTATTACACAACATGAAAGATTATTAGTGGAACTATCAATGATTGGATATACTGGGTTGGCGAACTTACATGTGCCTGGGAAAATCCTTATTTCCTTACTAATTATTTCTCCATCAATTATAGAAACATAGCATAAATTATCTGTTTTTTGCGGAGGACTTATAATATATTCCCAAGGATTTAGGAATAAGTAGTTTTTGGATTCTTCTAAGCAATTATTTAATACTTGTGAATAATTTCTGTTGAAATTATTGCTTACTGTTTCTAACTCGTAATCGTATTTTCGTGCTGACTCTATCAATCTGTCAATTATAGAGTCATTTTTGGGTATGAAGGTCAGGATTGTTTTCATTTTTGCCAAATTTCTGCTCTATTAAATATGATATATCTGATACTTCTTTTATCTTGTTATTACTGTTGTAATACTTTAATAAATCTTGATATCGCTTTATACTATTTGGAGTTCGCACGATTTCTGACATTAATTGAAATATGTCCATGAGAAAAATAAAGAAAGTAGATATATATTATTCCGGTTTGCCATATGACAAATGAATATCTAAATAATAAAAGTTTTGAGAGTACTATAGATAACTTCCTAACTTTTAAGAAGTACAAATCTCGATATGAGCTAATTATTAGAGATTATGAAGAAACAATAAATAGGAAAATTAAAAGAAATAGGCAATATGATGTTGCGGCGTTGGATGAACATAAAAAAAGATACGATGAAATGAAAGCCAATTTTGAGATGTCGCAAGACCAATTGGCAGCCAATTTTTATAAGTTATCCAGAAATATTGTACAATGTTTTAAGTTCTATAATGTTGACCCAGATGACGCGATACAAGAAGGTGTATTTATCTGTTTTGAGAAGATTGGAAGATTTAATCCATCTAAAGGCAAAGCTTTTAACTATATGACGACTTGTGTTCTAAATCATTTTAGGCAATTGTGGCGATCAGCTAGGAACTATAATGAATTGAAGAAGAAGTATGGTGATTTCTTACAATCTACCAAAGGATATAAACAATCCAAGATAAGTCCAAAAGATAGAAAGAATAATGAAAAGGATTGACTTATATATTTTTAATTTGTACAATTAACTACATGACAAAAAAACAATCTTCTATCGACATCCTAGAAAGAAATGAACTTATACAAAAACTCAAAGATCATGGATACGATCTTTTGGTTGAAGCTCTCCTTTCTAACGAATCTAAAGTTTATACTAAAAAAGGCAGATTAAATAAAAGTGGGGCTTGTCGCGTAATGGGCATTAAAGGGAAACAATTAGAAGACGCCCTACATGCGTGCCGCGAGATTCTTAAAAGAGAGTTTCCAGAGAGTTTTGAGGATTAACCCGGCAAAGGCGGCAAAGCAAGACCAAGTGAAGTTCCGAAATATGCCCTGGCATAACGTAGTGTTAAATTGATATAAACTAGTTCCCCAGTTTCCATGTCCAGGGTGTCCCAATCTATGGTTTGAGGCCATACTACTTCATATGTCCAATTTTCAAGGAATCCACCGCATCCATCATACATATCCAGCGAGGCATATGGTTGTATTAAACTAGATACCGGATTTCCGCTTGCTGCGGCAACTGCATTCCCACTATTAACAGAAGGAGACCAAGTACCCGTAAGAGAGGCAGTAGGGTTATAGGCAGCAAGTAGCCAATTATAAATTGGATTATTATTAAATGCTCCTATGTGATATAAAGTGACTTGAAGTGGCTTCCAATCTGGCTTCATTGGATAATAAACTGTTTCATTAATATGCCTAACTTCCACTTCTTTCAATTCAATATTGGGTCTTGCCGCTTTTGATGGGGGAAGCATCGGAATAGAGGAGCTTGGCCCCGATACACCAATGAGATTAGGAATAGAGAACATCCAGCGATTCTTCTGGCGAAAGCACGTTGAAGGACTGCCTAATATTCCTAATCCCATGTCAACCATAAATTAACTCCGGCTATTAAATGACAAAGACCTTGGTAAAATATTATTCCTACCAAGGTCTTTGTATCCACTCTTGTGACCTACCTCATCGCAAGCGATAAAGCTTTTTTGGTTCAACGAACTATCTTGCTTCAACTTCATTGATTTTACTCAACTACGTAAGTAGAGGATGCGTTCTCCCCAATCGTCAATTCCCTATGGCCCATAGGTACTTACTATAATATAGTAATTTTATACACAAAAACTTTACGATATTTTCTAAGCACAAGGAGTGCAGCAAGGAGTGACGCTGAATCCTGGGCAGTAATTTACATAACCAACACTGTCGTAACGCAAGGTTAGTTCGATTGTTACCATGTCTGATGATTCCATATCTAAATCACCCCAGTTAATAGCTTGTGGCCAGCAGTTATTCAATGCCCATTGTTCGAGCCAACTTCCGCAACCATCGAATAATGTCAGAGTAGCGATTCCCGCCCAGTCCTGTCGATTACCCATCGTCAAATTAGCGCTCGTTGTATTACTTAGAGTGATATCCGACCCTGCTGCTTGTGCTGTAAAATTATATACAGAAGCAAGCCAGTTATAGAGCGGCAATATATCCGCAGTTGCCACGTCAATATAAGTAACAGTAATGGTTTGCCACGTAGCTTTACCTGGTATCCATGTACGACCGTTCAAGAAGTCAATTTGGGTTTCTTCGAAATCGATATTTGGTCTTGATGATACTTTAACGAAAGAACCTGGAATCAAACCGTTGTCGTTACCACTGTGGCATGGAATCTGAACTTCGAAAAGCCAACGAAACTTACGCTTGAAAATAATATCGCTTGCTCCAATACGGCCCAATCCCATATTCATAGGATTACTTGATACTGATGTTCCCATAATTTTCTCCTTTAGAACGTGCTACTGCTGGGTAGCGAAAAATCACCTGTTCGGTTAATGCTGAATTCAATGAATATGAATTCAGCAGCTATTGTGGGTTGTACCCCGATTTGAGCGTGCATTTCATTTCTATCTATTACATCTGGCGTATTTAATGTCGCATCGCATTTAACTACGAACGCATACATTCCTCTACCGATCATAACTGCATTACATATAGCAGATGCCAACTGTATAAATTGAGTCCAAAGCGTTTGATCATTTGGCTCGAAGAGTAAACGGCGAGCCGATACACGAATCTGTTTTTCAATGTAGAACATCATTCTGCGGACGTTTATACGGTCCAGGGCAGAAGGCGTCCTTTGTAGTGTTTTCTGACCAAAGATCAAGAATCCGCCAATGTCTGGGAACGAGATAATCGGGTTAACCGCATTTCTATTCCCATACATTGAATCCCTTTCTGCGAGCGATGGCCTCGTAAATACGTCCGTAATTCCATTTACCACTCCGCGAGTTACTCCGGCTGGAGCAAACCAAGGAGCGGAAACTTGATCCGATCTTGCAATGGTAGCTATAACCGAACCTGATGGTGGTACCCAGACATCAATTAGATTAAATACATCGGTATATTTTAGCCACGGCCAGTATAGAGCACCAAAATCAGAATCAAATCGCGTTGTATTCAATGGATGTGTACCATTCTGCCATTGAACTATTTCGTGAACAGTCAAACCAAATGGTGGGTCAATAATCGCCAAACAATCTTGTCTGAAGTTCTGGCACATATCTAACATAGCAGCAACTACCGCCGTAGAAGCATGACCGGGGACAATGAACAAATCAATATCAATTTGCTCCGGATCAGATAGCGAATATATTCCGGTGAATGATGCACTTTGGCCTATAATTAGAGCGTCTTGGGCATCCGGATCAGACGGAATACCATCTGTACCACCAGATAGAGAATATGTTCCGTCTAGAGGCGGACCAGTGACAGCAGTATTATCTATCACACTAATCCAATCTGAAACCAGTGCGATAAACGATTCTACGTAATAACTGCTAGTTGGGTCTTTAACGAGAGCCCCCCAAGCTTCGACTTGTCCGCCGTTATTATATACTTGAATATTAAAGTTACCTTCTGCAATGTTGTTAGTGATAACAATTTGAGTAGCATTACCATCGATACCAGGAGTATCTGCTGTAACTGTAAATGTTACTTGCCCAGTTAGATTAGCAGCCCCATTAACGATACCAAATGTAGCAATCGCAACACTTCCAGAAGTTCCGGCTGGGCTCGTACCGACTGCGGTTACGTTAGTAAAACCGAATATGGTGTTGCTTGTTGAATCACTCTTAATAAGTAATTGTGCATCTCGACCACTTGTAAGTGTTTCGAACGCCAATTGATTGCCAACAGCCAGGGCTTGCCAACCACCAGGAAGAGTTCCGCCAAAACCTGCGCGTTGTGAATTAATTTCAGTTATGATTTGACCAAGGGTGTTAGACATGCCCTCCAAATCGCTCAAATCGATGACCTGAATAATATTATCTATATTAACATTATTCGAGCCGCTTACTACGATTTGGATATTGAGGCCGGTTAGGCCGGTGAAATCGTATGTTCCACCAGTTTGATATGCGTTATTGGGATAACGATCGTTGACGCCGATAGTTTCAGCCACTGTCATACTGGTTCCCATACAACATACGCTTCCTGGCCCGTAGATAGAATCTTGAATGCTGATTAATTCTAGAGAAGCATCTGGACCGAATGCCCAAATTGTTTCAAGTCCTAGAAAATCACCAGGGGAATTGTAAAACTGAATACCATCAAATTCAGCATTTAACTGATTATTAAGGTCTGTTACAAGATCGTCGGTGCTATAACTGCCCGCCAAAACAACAAGTGCCTTAGAAGCCAATATACCGTTCAATTTCCAACTGAAGAAACTATCAACTGCGAATACATAAGAGCCAGCACAAGAAGCAATGATTTGAATAATACTACCTGCTGATGGCACATTTACCGATGCTAATTGTGCCGCTTCGTCGCTTACTGTTGCATCATCAGCAACTCTAACAACATACAATGTATTAGCGACATTCAAGTATTGCATTCCTGCATATATTAAATATGGGTCGCCAGATTCAGGATGTGGATAACCAAAAACAGTATTTAATTGGGCTCGTGTATTAATAATTGTGGGTATATTAATTGGTCCTTTGCTTGCGAAACCAACAACGCCAGCCGCACTAGTTTGCGGTGCTGTTGCTATGAAGCTATTGTCAATTTCGGTTATACGGACGCTAGGACTAATTGTGTTAGAAGGTGGAAAACCCGATAAAATTGCCATGTCTTAATCTCCCTCTTAATTCGCTAATGCGCTATTAGGTATATATCTAGTCTGTATTAATCCCATTTTCTCAACGCGAGTGATATATTCCGTATATCTTTCTTCTGGTAATAAATACACATTTTTACCAGCACCTCTCCCTGGAAGATTCAAACAAGTGAATTGTTTTGTTCTTAATTTGGACTTTATTATTAATTGTACCGGCGCTTTACCTTTATTAGTGATTTCTATCATATATCAAGTTCCTTTACAGCATTTTCTATTCTCTCTATAACAAGGCTGGTATCTTCGCCGATTCCATCTGTTATAGCCACTCGTGTCTTCAATAATGCTTTCTTTCTAACTATTGGCAACGGCATATACGATTCCGCAACCATCTCAAACTGATACTTGAATACACGCATTTTTTGGTCGCCAGGGTTAGTATCTACATTGTTAGCGATGCTAGTTAATTTGACGCCTATTTCTTGCGGTACTCCTCTAACTCGTATATATCCCATCGGAGCTATTTTTGGCATTATTTGTTCTAATATTTCGTTCATATCCTCTTCATAAAGAGCCCAAGCCACTAATTGGTAAGTAATATCAATCGGTATGCCCCACGGACGACCGAACACAGTGTCTCTTTTGTATTTTTCTTGTGTAGTAAAAGCCGGTTTGGTTAGTTGACTTGCTTCGCGATGACTTTCTCTCTCTTTTTCTCTATATGCTTCTTTAAGGTCTCTTGTATAATCGACAGCCTTATGATAAATATATCTCTTTGGGGCGAATGTGTAGCTCGTTGCGTGTATCGCCAAGTGGGGTAACCTAATTCTATCGACTACTAAACTATTGTCTTTACGGACATTAGCTTGTAGTATCCAGGCAACCGCACGTTCTTGTGTAGCCCAAATGATAGGTACAGGCCAGATTTTGCTGTTCTCATCAATTATTACAATGTCGCTAAACAAATCACGCATGGCTTCATCAGCTCCGCGTATGGCTCTTGAATAACGATAAATTACATCGCGATCCGGTGTATTGAGGTCATTGTATATAAAGCCCTTGGTCTGCGGGTCGCAAATATCGGCTGAACCGCTACCGGACTTCTTTTGTAGATTTTCCTGAAACCACCCTATATCTGGTAATTCAGAACCTACTCGATTGAGATTGGGAGTACCGTCGTCCGCACAGAAAGGTACTGGCGGATCTTGGTTTAGAGTGGTTGGGTCTACCGGAGGTTCATTACATGGAGGCAAATGCTTCTGCGTCATGTAATTATTTAGCAGTAGAATTATCGTTTCTTGCTATAATTATATTAAATGACCTTACATTTATTTAATACTCATAGAATTAGGGATAAAAAAGACATAATTGTTGTAGAGAAACTCCGGCTGCCTACTCCTCCCAAAAGATTATTTTTGGAGGTACATCCGCCGAAAATAGAAAAGAAATATTTATTTGATACTCATATAGAGAATGAAAACAACAACTAAAAAGACAAGGAAGCAAAAGAAGTTCGATGGAGTGGTAGTGTTTACTGTAAGAACGGGGAGTCTGTTAGAACCGGCAGCCACCCAACTAGTGGAATCTAGGAAAACTTCTCACGATTTCAGTGGCTGGCCTGAAAATTATGATCGTATTTTTCTTCCCACAATTCATGGTGAAGACCACGTAGAAATATTAAGTTTCAATACTTGATTTACTCTTATAGAGAATGAAAGTAATTGTAAGTCCAACGATGCTAGATCCTGATACTTATTGTCCCTTTTACAAAGTGTTCGCTGAGTTTAAGATTGAGTTTGAGGCAGAACCACCGTCTCGCGGTCCATATCCTACACAAGAAGATAGGATAGATGAAGCCCTTGCTCAAATAAAAGCAGAAATACTTAAAGAAGGACGATGTTAATTGATTTTGTAGGTTGGCGTGCTTTCAGTCATACGACCAATTCCAGTAGCCAAATCCTCTTGGAAAACCGAGCAATGAAGCTTCAATCTAACTGTTCCCCATAAAATAAAATCAGCCGCATCACGCTGGATAATAATCCAGTTCTGACACCTGTGCGGACTGTATATGCGAGAGCCAACTTTCGGTGGATGACCTAGTGTTTGTAGCACCGATTGGTAGTTTAATTGAAACTCAATTTCTTCTAGAGCATCTATACCAAACTCAGATTGAGCGTTCTGACTCGCAAGAGGAACATACCAAGCCATTAGTTGGCAAGGTATTGGAGACCACATCTTGCCACGGTCTTCAATATAAAGAGGGTCAACAGTATTTGATTGTATGAATACTTCGTAGTAGAGAATTGGAGATCCACTTATATTGATCATTTCGTTGTCCCACTCATTTATTAACTCGTGTATCGGATTCGTGGGGTCAAATGTAATAAGTTGGTGATTTAATTCGTATGGAGTTCCGTCTGGATTACAAATCATTTCAATTCCTTTTAACTAAATTAGTATCTACCATCTCTATCGCATCCCAAGGACAAACTGTCAATTCGTAAGGGTCAGTTTTCTTACCTTTGATATGCACACAAAGTTCGCATCCGATACATATGTCTAGATCAATAGTGACCAGTTTTTGCGGATATATATCTGAGTCCTTTTCGTAGATACAATCGACCGGGCAGGTGTTGACGCAAGCCATGCAGCCCGTGCAGCTAGCTTCATCAACTATTGCAAGTTTCTTGGGTAAACTTTTTCTAACGTAGGTCATCTCTTTATATATCTTTCCTAATAAGAGAATTGCATTTTCAAACAATTCTGTTACAATGAATCTATGGAACCACATTGGACTTTAAGCTTCGTTAAAAACAATGACGCTCTTTATGAACCGTTGAATGTGGAGATACTAGATTGGGACCATGATTCCATCAGAGTTACTTGTCTTGCGAATGCCATTAGCAAAGACGCTCTCAAAGATTTATCCGATTCTAGCATTAAGTTTAATGGTATGTTAAGTTTTGGCGATGGAAGGGATATCGTATTTATGAATATGAATTACGTCACTTGCAAAGACGGCGTAGCAGAAATACCTAAGAGCGATATGGTTATTTTAACGTTAGATTTCAGAAGTGTTTCCTTTAAGTTTGTTGAAGATATCAACAAGCAACTCGCAAAGTATCCAGATGTTCTCTCTATGTGTGATGGGATGTTATTTGCTCATCCCTGTATTGACAAGAAATCTTAAATCTGATATCATCTCCTCAGTCATTACCCGAAATAGAAACGGTATGAATTATGTCCTCTGTCGCACAATTTGATAAGCCTTCTGTATCTACTCGTCGAAAATGCTATCCGCGAGATACGAACACGGGTAATCAACCAGACGTTATCGATCTCGGTTATGCCACTTTACGTAAAGTTCTTCCGAACAT